TTCTCAATAAATCGCTGATCACTGACGCGGTGATTGCGCACTGGAAGCAAAAAGCGGCTGACCGCAAGACCATCGTGTTTTGTTCCACCGTAGCCCATGCGAAAAGTGTCTGCGAGGCGTTTGTGGCTGCCGGTGTGCAATCTGTGCTGATCCATGGCGAGTTGTCGCAGGTTGAACGCCAAACAAGGCTGCAAGCATTTGAGACCGGCAACGCCCAGGTGGTGGTCAACGTGGCGGTGCTCACCGAGGGCTACGACTACACACCCACGTCTTGTGTGGTGTTGCTACGCCCGAGCTCCTACAAGTCGACCTTCATTCAGATGGTTGGGCGTGGTCTTCGCACAGTGGATCCGCAGGAGTTTCCTGGCGTTATCAAGTCCGATTGCGTGGTTCTGGATTTCGGCACAGCCAGTCTGATGCATGGCGCGCTGGAGCAGGAGGTCAACCTCGATGGCCACACGCATGAGGGTGAAGCACCCACCAAAGAGTGTCCGGAGTGCGACGCCACCGTGCCGCTGTCCTGCATGGAGTGCCCGCTCTGCGGCCACATCTGGGAGCGCCAGCCAGAAGACACCGGCGCACTCTCGGATTTCATCATGAGTGAAATCGATCTGCTCAAGCGCTCGAATTTCCGGTGGTGCGATCTGTTCGGCTGTGACGACGCCTTGATGGCCACGGGCTTTACGGCCTGGGGCGGCGTGTTTTTCTTGAACGGTCGCTGGCATGCCATCGGTGGAGCCAAGTCGCTGCGTCCTACCTTGCTGGCTGTGGGCGAGCGCACCGTGTGCATGGCGCGCGCTGATGACTGGCTCAACGACCATGAGTCGGCCGACTCGGCGCACAAGACCCGGCGCTGGCTCAACGAGCCGCCCACGGTCAAGCAACTGGTCTACCTACCAGAGGCGATGCGGACCGATTTCGGCATGACGCGCTACCAGGCCTCCGCTTTGTTGTCGTTTCAGTTCAACCGCAAAGAGATTCAGCGCCTGGTCACCGCTGCCAATGACTCGCATCACGGCAGCTACCCCCATGTTTTGGAGGCGGCTTGAAGTGCGCGGTCTGTGCCCGCCAGGCCAAAGGCTACGGCTGGTTTAACCCCAGCCTCAAACGCAGCGACCCCGGTCGCTACTCAGACCAATGGGTGTTTTGCTCGCGCCGCTGCCAAAACGCCTTCTCAACACTCATGAATAAAACGGAGGGACAAATGATTGATCCAAGTGAAATGGAAACCACGGCCATGGGCGCGTGCCTGCACCCATTGGGTGAGTTTGTGGGCTCCATCGGCATGGACCGCCCGCTGGCCAGTTACAGCCGCTTGGAGGTGCTGACATTGATTGACGTCGTTGTCACCGCCTACCAATGCCAGATGACGGCTGAGCACGAACGCATGGCTGCGCGCGACCGGGCGTTTTTGCAAGAGCGCCTGAACTTGCAGAAGGGGCGTGTGTGATGCTGGACTTCAATGCCCGCCCCAAAATTCAGGAACAGATCAGCCAGCTCATTGATGCAGCGTTAACACGTGAGCGTGCAGGCCAGACGCCGCGCGACTACCTGGGCGCATCGCGTTTGGGTGTTTCATGTGAGCGCGCGCTGCAATATGAGTACACGCACACACCGGTGGACGACGGCCGTGATTTCTCAGGCCGCTTACTGCGTATCTTCGAGGTGGGCCACACACTAGAAGACCTGGCCATCCGCTGGTTGCGCATTGCGGGCTTCGACTTGTACACCCGCAAAGTCCAGGGTGGTCAGTTTGGCTTCTCGGTGGCAGGTGGACGTATCCGTGGTCACGTCGACGGGATCCTGAATACCGGCCCGGCCGATCTGGGCGTGAGCTACCCTGCGCTCTGGGAGTTCAAGACCATGAACGACAAGTCCTGGCGCGACACCGTCAAGCACGGGGTGGCCAAGTCCAAGCCTGTCTATGCCGCGCAGGTTGCGGTGTATCAGGCGTACATGGAAGGCAGCATTCCGGGCATATCTGCCAGCCCAGCGCTTTTTACGGCCATCAACAAAGACACCCAGGAAATCTGGTTCGAGTTGCTGCCCTTTGATGGCGGGCTGGCGCAGCGTATGTCCGACCGCGCCGTGCGCGTGATCACCGCCACCAGCGCAAGCGAGGTCTTGCCGCGCTTTGCCACCACACCTACCCACATGGAGTGCAAGTTCTGCGCTTGGCAGGACCGCTGCTGGGGGACTCAATGACGGCTGGAAACATCGTCTGGCTTGACTACAACAACGCCCCCGAACAAAGGCTGGAAACAGCGGCTGACACGCAGGCGCTGCGGGATGGTCTGCTGGACCGGCTCGAATCGGTGTTGCTGTACCTGTTTCCCAGTGGCCGCATTCGCGGCAACAAGTTTTATGTGGGTGATATTGATGGCGCGCCGGGCAAGAGTCTGGTGGTGGAGCTGGATGGTCCCCGGCGCGGTCTGTGGAAGGACTTCGCCGATGACGATGGCGGCGACCTGATCGCAGCCTGGGCCAAGTCACGGGGGCTGTCGACGCAGCAGGACTTTCCGCGAATCGCCGATGAAATCCGTCAGTGGCTCGGCTTTGCGCCGCCCGTGGACCACGGGGCCAGGCGCGACATGCGAACGGTTCCGATGGATGAACTCGGCCCCTACACCGCCAAGTGGGACTACGTCGGACTCGATGGCGAACTGATCGCCTGTGTCTACCGCTACGACCCACCGACCGGCAAAGAGTTCAGGCCATGGGATGTGCGCGCGCGGATGTGGCGTGCCCCCGATCCGCGCCCGCTTTACAACCTGCCAGCGTTGCAGACGGCTCGCACCGTGATTCTGGTCGAGGGTGAAAAGTGTGCCGATGCCCTGATTGGCTCAGGCATCGTGGCCACCACCGCCATGAACGGGGCCAAAGCACCGGTGGACAAGACCGACTGGTCCGCGCTCAAGAACAAAGATGTGCTGATCTGGCCAGACCGCGACGCGCCAGGCTGGGACTATGCCGAGAGCGCCGCGCGCGCCTGCGCAGCCGTGGGCTGCCAGTCGGTGGCTATCCTCGTGCCGCCTGCTGATAAGCCGCTCAAGTGGGACGCCGCCGACGCAGCGCAGGAAGGATTTGATTGCGCCGCCTTCATCGCGCAGGCCGAGCGCCGGGTGGTCAAAGCGGCAGCGCCCATGGTGTCAGCCTTCACGCTGGGCGCATTGCTCGACGATGACTCGCCGCTGCCCGAAGATTTGATCGAGCCGCGCGTGCTGACCCCGGGCGGCTTGCTGGTGTTTGGCGGTGCGCCCAAGGTGGGTAAGAGCGACTTCCTGCTGGCCTGGCTCACCCACATGGCTGCTGGTGCATCGTTTTTAGGGATGAGGCCACCTCGGCCGCTGCGGGTGTTCTACCTGCAAGCCGAGGTCCAGTACCACTACCTGCGCGAGCGGGTGAAAGGTATTCGCCTCTCGCCAGAACACTTGAAGCTGGCGCGCACCAATTTCATGGCCACGCCGCAACTGCGCCTGATCCTGGACGACGACGGGTTGGCGCAGGTCATCCCGGCCATGGTGGCCGCTTTCAATGGACTCACGCCCGACATCATCGTGATCGACCCGATCCGCAACGTCTTTGACGGGGGCGACGCAGGCGGCGAGAACGACAACGGCGCGATGCTGTACTTCTTGTCGCAGCGCGTGGAGCGCATTCGCCAGGCCGTAAACCCCGAGGCAGGCGTGATCCTCGCGCACCACACCAAAAAGCTGGGCAAGCGCCAGTTTGAGGAAGACCCGTTTCAGGCTTTGGCAGGTGCTGGCAGCCTACGCGGCTACTACTCGTCGGGGATGCTGCTCTTTCGCCCCGACGAGGCGCAAAGCACCCGCCACCTGATCTACGAGCTGCGCAACGGCCCGGCCATTGAGACCAAGTTCGTCGACAAGATGGACGGCCAGTGGCACGAGGTCGATGTCAATGACCGGCTGGTGCTCAAAGAGTATGGCGAGCGGCTCGATGCTGAGCGTAGGCGAAAGCGCGATGCCATTTTGCAGATCCTCTTTGAGGAGGCGGCGCAGGGGCGCTGCTACACCGCCAACCAGATGGCCGAGTCCTTTGAGGGCAAGGCTGGTCTGGGAGGCGAGCGCACGATCCGCGAGCGGATCTCGGCCTTGTCCACGCAGGGCTACATCAAGTTTTTCCGCAACAGTACGGACTACGGACTGCCCTCGATTGGGCGCTCCAAGTTTGGCTACCTGTGCGTCGAGGGCATGGTCCTGAACAGGCACACAGACGAGCCCGACCCAGACACCGGCGAGCTGCCACTGCGCCCGCTCGGGGTGCTGCCAACCCACTACAAATGCCCGCAATCCGGGGCCGCGATGCCCGTTGAAAACCCGGATGTGTGGGTGTACCAAGAAATTAGCAACGACCCGCAGGAGCAAGAATGAACACGATTTGCCAAGATAGAACCCGCACAAGTGCAGCGTTGTCATACGCCCGCATTGATCCGCACCAATCCGCAAACGCCCCAAATGGCTATCAGTTAGCTACGGCTGGCGTGGACCCGCAGGCGTACGCAGGAACCCACAGAAGTTTGCGCAAACAAGTTGGCAAAAGTTTTGCCAACTGGACCCCACTTTTTGCCAACTGGATTCAGTTGG